CGCGGTGGCGGCCAGGGCGATCGGCAGGCGTTCCCCCAGCTGCTGCCGCAGTTCCTCCATGCTGACGGTGCCCTTACTGGCGATTTGCTGTAACGCCAGGAACGCACCGTTCACCTCATCATTCGACAGGCCCAGCGCCTGCCCCGCCCGGGAGACCGCCGTGAACAGGTCCTGCTGCTGCTGCAACGGCACATTCGCCGCGGTGGCGGCTGCCGTGAACCGCCCGTAGCTGCCCACCAGGTCGCGGAACGACAGGCCCAGCTGGTCGCTGATCCCGCGGACGAATCCCAGCGCCGCGCCGGCACCCTGCGGGCCGAGAGTGTTCGTCAGTCGCCTGGTGGCGGTCTCCAACTCGATCGCCTGCCGCGTTGACTCCCGGAAGAACGCCGTCACCGCTGCGCCGATCGTCAGGCCACCGATCAACCCGATGGCGCCCTGCATCAGCCCGATGCCCTTCGCGGCAACCCCGCCAGCCTCGCCCGCTCGCCGCAGGTCGCGCTCCACACCCTGGATCTGCCGCTGGAGGGCCTTGAAGCTCTCAGAGCCGATGGCGGTTCGGCTGAGCTGGGTGTTCAGCGCATCCAGCTGGGTGCGGAGGGCCACGATGCTGCGGGGGTCTACCCCCAGGGTCAGCTTCTGCCGGTTCACGGCGGCCAGCAGGTTCTCAACCCGCTGGATCTCTGCCGTTACCTTCTCAAACCCCGTGCTGCCGATCTCCACCCGGGCCTGCTGCCCCCGTAGCCGCTGCAGCCGGGCTTCCAGTGCGGCGATGGAACGGAGAGATGTCTCCGTCATCCCCTCGTTCAGTCCCCTCCCGATCGCCTGCCCCGACTGCTGCGCCCGCTGATCCAGCCGGTCGAATGCCCGCAGGATCTCCGAGAAATCCCCGCCAACCGTGAACCGATACTCGCCGCTCATGCCGTCACCACAGCGCAGGGGTTCGTCCAGGTGATCGCCACCTGATCCAGCACGCCGATGCCATCACCTGGCGCGTCGCCGCTGATCGATGCACCCGTGGCGCCCGGTAGCAGGGCGATCACCCGCTCAGCCACCGCCTGGAGGGTCGCGGCTGACTGCCAGCCGACCACGTAGACCCGCCAGGTTGGGTTCAGCATCGTCTCATCGCCGATCAGCAGCTGGGGCGCGTAGCCCGGCATACGGGTGATGCTGATCTCAATCCCGTCGGCGACGGTGCCCTCCGGGAGCTTCTCGTTCGCGAAGAACACCCCGATCGCCGGCCGCACCGTCGGCGGGCCCGCGGCGGCGGGAATCGAGTAGGTGCCGAGCGCTGCGGCGATCACCGGATCGGCCAGCAGCACGTCGTAGATCTCCTGGCCGGTGGTGGGGAGCGCCATGCGCTCAGGTTTCCCGGTCCGCGGCGGGCCCCGGCGAAACCGCCGCCATCTGGGCAATGAAAAACCCCGGCCGATGGGGCGACCGGGGTTGATCCCTGCAGCGGGCAGGGTATCAGAAATCCAGACCGTAGGGGCCGTAGGCCTTGACGTTCGTGCTGTATTTCACGATACTGCCGGCCTCGGACGACTCCTCAAACCCGGTGAACCGCCCGTACCCGTAGGTCGTCTCGTTCTTACCCTTCGGGCCGATGCGCGCGTATTTGATCATCAAGCCTTCGGCGGCGCTGTCCTTCGAGGCAATGCGCATCAGCTTGTACGCGGCGTCACCGTGATCAGTGAGGCCAGCGAGCGACATAGAAAATGTCTTGCTGGTCACGATCGACGTATCGTAGTTCTGCGATTCGTCGTCATAAGTCACCACCGACTCTTCGCCTTCGCCTTCGTTCGGCGCAGCGTTGGTCAGGCCCAGCAGGCGGATCGGCGCATCGGTACCGTCCAGTTTCAGCACCGAACTGGCAGCAGCACCGGCAGCCACGGTGGCCTCAGCCTGGGGGGATGCGGTGGTGGCAAACGCGATCGTGAACGGCGAGGACGTGGTGACCGCGGTGATCGTCCAGGTACCGTTCAGGGCGGTAAACGGCGCCTGCAGGCCTTGCACAGCGACCGGCTTGCCGACGGTGAACCCGGTGGCGGCCCCGAACGTCAGGGTGGCGGTGGTGCCGACGATCGCGGCCTTCGTGATGGACTTGGGCTCGCCCGCCACGATCGACAGGGTGCCAGCGGTGCCGGTCTTGGACACCAGCGCACTGTTTGGCAGCAGGGTGGAAATGTCCATGAACTTGCCGACGCCGATCCCGCCAAGGGCCAGCTTCGTGAGGTCGATTGCCTCACTCCTGATCACCTGGAAGTAGAAATTGAAGCCGAACGCGCGGGAGAAGTTCTGAGCCATGGAGTGGGCTGGGGATGCTTGCCCCCATGGGTCCGCTACCGCTTAAGCCATGGCAACGGCTTACAGAGCGGCTGGAAACCTTGTGACAACCCCACCCGCGCCGAAGATTGTGAGCTGCTACCCCCGCGGCGTGTGTCACTGCCCCCACAACAAGAAAAATCCGTTCCAGGCTCGCGTCTGGTACGGCGGCAGGTACTGGAGCCTCGGGTACCGCGCCACGGTGGTGCAGGCCGAGATCCTGGTGAACCAGGTGTATCGGGAGATCAGCGAGTGGAAAGAAATGCAGCTTCCACCGCCCACACTGCTGCCGCTGATTCAGGAGCGGGCACGAAGAGACGGCAGCACGGATCCTCCTCCCCCGGTAGGTGAAACTCCCGCACCTGATCCGCTGCCGTGTCCTCCGCGATCAGGAACCCCCGCCAGCCAGTAGCCGACGGCGACGGCGCCAGAAGGATCGCATCGTTCGCCAGCAGGGCCAGCCTGGCGGGTGCCGGGTGATCCTTGCCGGCGGCTGACAGCTGCTCGTAGAACGCCATCGCGAACCCGGGGAACTGCCGTTCCTGCACCAGCGCGAGCATCGCAGCACCGGCCTCCGTCGGTGGGCGATCACCCGGCAGGTTGCGGCGAAACAGGAACAGGTCCTCCAGCGGCGGGATGCTGCTGGCCTCGGTGGCGTTGACCGCCACGAGCCGCTGATGCAGGAACGCGATCGGCTGCTCAGCGTAGTGGAGCTGATCTAGGTGGTGGTCTTCGCCGCGCTTGATCGCTTCGATGACGTACGGCCAGGGCGTGAACGCGAACCGTTCGCGGGTGAAGGCGGGGTCGTGGGGGCAGAAGATTCGAGCTCGCCAGTAGACGTCGTGCCAGTCGATGGGGTCGGTGGCTGGTCGTCCGTGCTGGCGCTCGGCGCGAACTTTCCCAGCGTTTCGAGCATCGTTTCAACCACCTCATCAGCCGACAGCTGCGGTGCATCGCCGGCCTGTTCCTCGTCCAGGAAGTTCGCCAGCGCGACGATCAACGGCTGCGGGATCTGCGCCAGGGTGTCGGCATCACCCCAGGCGGTCTGCCCAGCGACGCGGTACCGGATCGCAGCGGTCGCCTTGCGGATCTGCTGCTCAGCGAGCTCCTGCCGCAGGCGCCGCTCAGCCGCTGCCACCAGGGCGGAGCGGTGCAACAAGGCGCGGTGCTCGGTGTCTTCGAGGTCTACCGGGATGCCGGCCCGCAGGTGCAGAATCCGGGTTGCGACTCGCTCCGCCAGATCCGGCGCCATGCCGTCGGCGACGAACGCATCGGCGAGGGCCCAGATCTCCTCCGTCATCGCGTGGTGATACCGCCATGCCTCGATGTGCAGCACCTCGCCGGAGAGCAAGGCGCCATGGACGGGGAGCTCCAACGACACGGTGGCGCTGTTCACGTGCGCCTCGACGACACGGGTCGACGGCGCCGCACCGGTCAGGAACGGCAACGGAGTGGTGGGCATGGGGCTGTGGTGGGTACTAGCAGGTTGCCGGCTTACGGGGTAGGTCGCCCCGCCCGCATGTACCCCAGCCACACATCCCGCAGCCGCCGCTCCAGCGGAAACGGCTCGATCCCGTCAACCCGCTCGGTGCCGATCACGGCGCGGGTCCAAGGCCTGGGGGGCAGCATGGTGCGCTTGCGGCGGCCCACGACGGCGCCGTCATGCACGACGGTGGCGTACCGGGCCCGCCAGACGTAAACCGCCCGGAACGGCCCATCCAGCTGCCACTGGTGGCTCTGTCGCAGGTTCGCGGTATCGATCAGGTTCCGCGGGCTGCTGGCGGTGGAGCCGTTCAATCGCACCGTGGGCCGGGGCCACTGCCAGGCCTGCGCGGTGAACGATTGCTGAAACGCAGCGGACAGCTCCCCCAGCACGATCTGACTGGCCCGCCTGGCGGCATCATCGGCGCGTTGCCGGAGGCTGCCGGTGACGGTGCAACGGACGCTCATGCGGCGGCCTGCAGCTCCACGGTGATCGCATCGCCTACGTCCGCCCGCAGTTCGGCGCCGATCCCGCCGGGCCCGTACAGACCCCCCAGGGCGGTGATGCTGGCCTCACCTGTGATCGCGGGGCCGGTGATGACCGGCAGGGCCTGTAGATCGCCCAGGAACCCCCGGCCGCTCATGCCCATCCGCAGGGCGGCAGGCGCCAGGCCGGTGGTATCCCAACTGAACGCACCAGCCGCCGCCAGCCAGTCAGCACCGGCGGGGAGGTCCGCCCAGGCGGTGATGTAGCCCGCTACCACGATGGTGCGCGGCGCGATGGATGGCAGCTCCGGCGCGCCACTGGCGGGCCCACGCGCGAACGCATGAATCAGCCAGTGGCCCACACCAGCCGGCACCCCCTCGCGGAAGTTCAGGGGTGCGGCGGCAGGCCTGGGGATCAGCAGCCGGAGGTTGCTGTACTCGAAGAAATCCGTCGTCACGACCGCACCAGCTGCAGCGACCCGCTGTGACCGCTGGCGGGCTTGAGGCCCAGGGCGGCAATGATCTGAGCCTTGAGGCTGCCGATCCGGCCGGCAAGGGTCCCGCCAAGGGTGGAGCTGGCAGCGGTGCCGCCGACAATCCGCACGCGGTGCAGGCTGGTGTCCCACTCCAGGACGTCAGCACGTTTCTTAAGGTCGTCGCGGGTGAGGGTTCTGCCGGGCATGGGCCCCTCGTATTCGGCGGCGTTGCCCAGGTGGGCGGTGCCGTCGGCGACCTTATCGGCCCAGTCGGCGGAGAGGTTCTCGATCTCGTCGATCCAGGACTGGATGGCGATGACGGTATCAGGGAAGTCGGCGGCGCGGTTCATCGCGCTGGTGAGCTGGATGAGGTTACCGGCGACAACAGGCCATCCCAGGTACTGCCGGATCAGTTCCCGGTCACCAGCGCGCCATGGCGCCAGCAGCGTGGGCAGGGTGGTGGCCATGGATGCGGATCGGATGCATCAGGTTGCCGGACGGCTTAGGCGAGGGCGGACCCATGGGGGCAGCACGGAGAGAGCATGGCCCGCACGTACCGCCGCGACAGCAACGGCAGATTCAGTTCCGGCGGCGGGTCGCTGGCGGCGCGATCCAGCGCACGCCGCAGCCGGCAGAAGTTGGCGGCCGCTGCAGGCGCGGGGAAGTCCGCTGCATCGATCCGGGCGCAGAGGGCAGCCGTCACCCGCACCAGCAAGGCCGCAAAGGCTGCGCGGGTGGCGAATCAGCGGACGGTGAAGGGCCGCCGGTCGAACACCGTGGCGAAGCCCAAGGGGCTCAAGCCCGGGGCGCTGCAGGCCCGCCGTGCTGCTGCTGCGATGAAGCGCCGGCCGCCAGCTGCGGTGAGGGCGATCACATCCGCCGCTGCGGCGACGTTCGTTGCGGGGCAGGCCGCCAGGGCGCGGGTGAATCGGGTGTTCGGGAAGCGACGGAAGCGGTGACCGGCTTAGGCGGGACCGGACCCGTGATGGCAGCGCTGAACTGCCATGGCCCGCACGTACCGCCGCGACAACCGCGGACGATTCTCCAGCACCGGCAGGGTCGGCACCGGTCGCCAGCTGGCGGCCCGGATGGTGAGCCGCGGCACAAACCGCCTGACGCGAGACAACGCGGGGCGGATCACCAGCGTGGGCGGGCAGGGCGCGACCGCCAGGGGCGGCAGGCTGCGGACGGCGGCGGGGAACAAGCGGGCGACGCAGCTGGCGCGGCTAAAGGGCACCGGCGGCCGGCTGCGGAAGCCGATGGGGAGCCGGCCCCGGATCAGCCGCGCCGAACCCCTGATGACCGGCGGCACGCTGGCATCCCGCAGCAGCCTGAAGCGTGCCCGCCAGAAGCTGAGGGAGAACCCTGGATCAGCGCAGCGCGGTGCGGTCACCCGGGCGAACCGGTACGCCGCCGCAGCCCGAGCACGGAACACCACCGCGAAGAAGTTCGGCCGGCCGGCTGGGGTGATGAGGAAGAGGGGACCGGAGCGGCCGATGGCGTGGTCTGCGGAGAAATCCAGCCGCGCCACGCTGCAGAAGGTGGGGGCGCAGGGTGAGAGGGTGAGGGTGGGGAAGGTGGGGGCGGCGAAAGGCGGAAAAAACTACACGCGTGGGATTGATGCAGCAAAAGCCGAAAGAATGGTGAATAGACTACAAAAAAGTGGTTCCAACTACCAGGCAAAAACAAAACGTCTGAAATACGCCAAAGAAGCAGCCGGCAAAGAGACAAAACGAAGAGCCGCTGACTTCCTGAGCAAGCAAGGCGGCCTGGTCAAGTCGGGCACATCAATGGGTCGCACGCAGTGGAAGATGCCAGAAGGTCTTACGCGTGGGCAGATGATGCAAAACATTGCGGAGCGCATTCCAAAGCAGTCGCGACGCAGCACGGCCAAGGTCGGCAACAGAAAGATTGTTACACGAGAAGAAAAACGTCAAACTAGAATCTATGAACGATTAAACCCTGCTCGTGTTTCTTATATGCACGGCAAAGAAGGGGCTAAGTCAAATGCACCCAAGCGCTTATCGCAACGCTATTCAGGCGCCACGGGTCGAGGTTTCAAGTCGCTTGCCTCTGCCGCATCACGACAGCGGTCTCGCAGGCGGACCGTTGAAACCTTGCGAGGGACTGGTCGGCTCATGAGCGCCGGATCTCGGCTGAGCAGGGGCAGGGCAAATCAGGTAAATCTGCTCGGTGGGCGCACGACCACCTACGGCAGGCTTCGCCGCCGCCGCCGGTAACCCGGCAACCTGAATCACCCCCACCCGCCGCCCATGTCCTCCCCCGTCACCGCCGTCGGCCGTCTGCTGACCCCCCGCCATGGCGAACCCCGCCGGTATCGGGTGATCGCGGTGCAGCCCGGGTCGGTTCGTACCCTGATCGATCGCACACTGACCCATGGCCAAAGCGCAACGCAAGGTCTCCGGGGTGATGCGCGAGTTCAAAGCCGGTAAGCTCCACACCGGCAAGCCAGGCCCCGGCAAGGGTCCCAAGGTCACATCCAGGAAGCAGGCGGTCGCCATCGCGCTGTCGGAGGCGCAACGGCTTAACCGGAAACGGCCCAAATAGATCAGGCACCCCCAGTGCCATGGCCCGCACGTATCGCCGCGACTCCAACGGTCGGTTCAGCTCCGGCGGTGGATCCGCCAGGGGGGTGAAGGCCACGGCGGCGGCGAAGCGTGGCCCGAAGCTCGGCAGCAAGCGCCCCGGCACGTCCGCACCGGCGGGCACCGTTCCCAAGAAGCGCTTCGACCGCAGCATGGGCGCCGTGATGGGCCAGGGCAAGGCCACAAAGGTCAAGGCTGCCCCGGTGGCGAAGGCGAAGCCCGCCAAGATGAGCAAGGCCACCCCGAACAAGGCGAAGGC